AAAACGTCACAACTGTTTTTGCTGATTTAGTTTCAAATGCAGCAGCAAGCAATTCAATTTATAGAATTACAATGCTTTCTGCTTCAAATCTCAATGAAACTACCAGTCAAAATGTCAGTGTTGATTTAGTTCGCAGTTCAGCAAGTTATTCTTTAATTCGTGGTGCTACAGTCCCAGCAGGATCAACACTTGTTCCTGTGACAAAAGATTCAGCAATTTATTTGACTGAAGGTGATAAATTGCAAAGCAAAGCATCTGCAAACGCTAACATACAAATTATTTGCTCTTATGAGGTTCTCTCATAATGAAGTTGAATGGTGGCATCATTGGTGGTAATAACAGACCGACTACTACAACAGCAAGTGGTATTTGGAAATGGGATGAGTATGGTTTAAATAAACTGTACGGATCATTTCCAACTTTTGTTTCAAACAGAACAGTGATTGTCACGTTCAAAACTTCTGGTGAATGGGTATGCCCAACAGGCGTCACTTCTGTTGAATACCTTGTCGTTGCTGGTGGGGGTGGTGGTGGACAATCGGGTGGTGGTGGAGGAGCAGGTGGATTTAGAACAGGAACTGGATTGTCAGTAACTGCAAATACTGTTTATACAGTCACTGTTGGCGGCGGTGGTAATGGTGGTACTGGTGCTGGTAGTAAAGGAAATAATGGATCAAATTCCACATTTAGCACCATCACTTCAAATGGCGGTGGTTGGGGTGGTGGATATAATTCTGGAACTGGTGGTAATGGTGGTTCTGGAGGCGGTGGCGGTGGAAGCAACACTCCAAACGCCAATGCAGGAACAGGAAATACTCCATCAACTAGCCCAAGTCAAGGAAACAACGGTGGCGCTGGAGTTTTATTTGCTGGCGGAAATAGAACATCAGGTGGTGGCGGTGGTGCTGGAGCAAGTGGTGGTGCAGGATCGGGCTCAATCGGAGGTAGTGGTGGAACTGGAACTGCTTCTTCAATATCTGGTAGCAGCATAACTTATGCTGGTGGTGGTGGCGGTAGCGCAGAAAGTGGAACTGCAGGTACAGGTGGTGCAGGAGGTGGTGGTAATGGTTTAACCGATAATTCTAATCCAGCACCATCAGGAACTGTAAACACTGGTGGCGGTGGTGGTGGTGCAGGAAATAACGGTAATGGTGGTGCTGGTGGTTCTGGCATCGTTATAATTAAAATGGAACAGTAAAATAATTATGTTTTTTGACTGAAGAGGAGTAAAATAATATGGCTAAGAAAAAATCAAAAATTAACGAAACTGAGGAAAAGCAATTTAAAATCTATCGCATGTATGGAATCAATACTGCGATTGAAATGCTTCGTCCAGGCGCCAAATGGGAGTGGACAGGTGGTGTAGGTTTTAGTCGTTGGGATGATCCTAGACCAAAACCATCACAAGAAGAAGTTATGGAAACAATGGAAAAAATTAAAGCATTTGAAGATTCTGTAAATACTGTTTGGACAGAAGAACAGATTCAACATTTAGTAAAAGATCCATTTATTGCACATAATAATGGATTAGAAATACAAACTAAATCGTAATTGGAGGATAACTTTGTGAATTTATATAATATTTTCCCAACAACAGTTGGTGCATTCGAATTTGATCGTGCTTTCACTGAAAAAGAACTCAAACTCATTAATGGGTTAGAGCAAAAGTCAAATGAAGGGAATACAACAAGTTTAGACCATTATATTTTTAAACAAAAAGGATTAAAAAATTTAAAAGAATTTGTCGATAATTGTATAAATGAATATTTTGATAAGATTTACTGTCCTATAAATAGAGTAAATTTATATGTTACACAATCTTGGGTAAATTATACAAAAAAAGGTCAGTATCACCATAAACATGCGCATCCGAATAGTTTTATTTCTGGTGTATTTTATGTAAATGCTGATTTAACTAAAGATAAAATTTACTTCTATAAAGAAGGTTATAATCAATTAGAACTACCAGCAAAGGAATGGAATTTGACGAATTCTAAGTCTTGGTGGTTTGAAGTTGGAACAGGTAAATTGTTATTGTTTCCTTCGTCATTGACACACATGGTACACACGGTTGAAACGGAAGAAACGAGAATAAGCATATCATTTAATACATTTTTAAATGGTTATGTGGGCGATGAACATTCATTGACGGGTTTACGTTTAGGAGAATAAAAATGGCACATTTTGCAGAATTAGATGCAAACAATGTAGTTTTAAGAGTTATTGTTGTCGGTAATGCTGATACATCAGATGCAAATGGTGTTGAAAAAGAATATATCGGAGCAGCATTTTGCGAAAGATTGTTTGGTGGTACATGGAAACAAACATCTTACAATGGCAACATGCGCAAGCGTTATGCTGGCATCGGTTTTACATATAATGCTGAACTCGATGCATTCGTTGCACCAAAACCATATGCATCTTGGGTTTTGAACAACACAACAGCAGATTGGGAAGCGCCAGTTGCAATGCCTTCTGATGGCAAACAATATAATTGGGATGAAGCAACAACCTCTTGGGTTGAAGTTACTTCTTCACCATAATATTAAAGGTGCTGAATAATGGCATCGCCAGCAACTAGAGCACAACTCAAAGATTATTGTCTTCGTAAGTTGGGATTTCCCGTCATTGATATTAACGTCGATGATGATCAACTTGAAGATCGCATCGATGACGCATTACAAAAATTTCGCGATTATCACTACGATGGCACGGAAGAAATTTATCTTGCTCATCAAGTTACCGATGGCGATATTGCTAACACATATATTAATGTGTCGGACAACATCATAGGCGTTACAAGATTACTTCCAATTAGTTCTGGGTCGATTAGTTCTTCTAGTTCTCAAGGCTTTAACATTTTTGATATTAATTATCAGATTCGCTTAAACGATTTTTATAATCTACTATCAAGTTCTTATACTTACTATGTTATTGCTCGCGAACATCTTGCGATGTTGGATATGATTGTAACTGGTGAAATTCCATTCACCTATAATAAAAAAGTCAATCAAATTAAATTGTTTATGGACTGGAACGGCAGACTAGCAGTTGGCGATTACATCGTATTTCAGGCAACTCGTATTGTTGACCCATCAACATATTCTAAAGTCTACAATGATTCTTGGTTAAAATCATACACAACTGCATTGTTTAAGATGCAGTGGGGTAGTAATCTTACGAAGTATACAAACTACACGCTTCCTGGTGGACTAGTTGTAAATGGCGAGAAAATTTATAACGACGCTGTTGCTGAAATCGAAATATTGCATACAAAGTTAAGAGAAGAATACGAACTACCGCCACAAATGTTAGTGGGATAATACAATGTGCAAAACTTGGGTGAAAGACAAAATCACTGGTAAGGGGGTTTGGATTTAAATGTGCCCCACAAGCGTGTATTTTAACAATCAGAACGCGACTCGCGAGCAATTTCTGATTGAGGATATGATCATCGAGTCTATTAAGAATCACGGAATTGATATTTTTTATATTCCTCGTGAGTCTCGTTCATCACTCGACGAAATTTATGGTGACGATCCAGTCAAAGCATTCTATAAAGCATATGCTATTGACATGTATCTTGAGACTTTTGCAGAGTACGAAGGCAACCAAGAATTTTATGCAAAGTTTGGATTACAATTCGAAAAAGTTGCTCGAGTCTCTGTTGCTCGTAGAACATTCGAAAAATATATTCCGACAGCACTAAGAAACACACCAAAAGAAGGTGATCTTATATGGATGCCAGTGCAGCGAAGACTTTTCGAAATTAAACATGTTGAAGAAGAAAAAAACTTTTTCCAAGCAGGTAAAGTTGCACCATATATGTATGGATTGTCAATAGAAACCTTTAGATACAATGGCGAGTATTTTGAAACTGGTATTCTTGAAATCGACGCGATTCAAGACGAAGAATCTTTTGCAGTAGATTACATAATGCAGGCAGGTGGAACTTTAACATACAATAACAGCGAACAAGTATATCAAGGTGCTTCACTTGCCGCAGCAACAGCAACAGGTTATGTTGCTGATTGGGATTTACCGAGCCGTACACTAAAATTGAGAAATATAAAAGGTGCATTTGCCGCGAACACTAATATCATTGGAACAACCAGCGGCGCAACATGGACGCTTACAAGTTCAAATGTTCAAGAAAACGCTAACGACTTGTTTGAAGATAATGTTCGTATTGAAGGTGAAGCAGATAATATTATAGATTGGAGCGAAACGAATCCGTTCGGTTCGAGTGACGATTAATGCTATCAAATCAACATTTCTATCATAGAATCACACGCAAACTTGTCGTAGCATTCGGCACGCTGTTCAACAACATTAGAATGGTGCGTTATAACAAAGCAGGAACAACTGAAATCGAAAGAATTACTGTTCCGCTTTCTTATATGGCAAAAGAAAAATTCTATCAGCGTTTGTCACAAGCACCAACATTAGAACGCGCAATTCAATTAGCATTACCTCGTATGTCATTTGAATTGACATCGATTACATATGATCCACTTCGTAAGCGTTCAATGTTTTCAAATGAGTTTAGTCCAGGAACTAACACAACAATTAAATCTGCGCATGTTGCACCATACAACTATAACTTTCAATTAAATATTTTTGTGCGCAATACTGAAGATGGAACACAAATCGTAGAGCAAATTCTTCCATACTTTACGCCTGATTATACTTTGACTGTTGATTTAGCAGATGTTGGCAACAACGTTGATATTCCTATTATACTTGAGTCTATTGATTATGCAGTAACAGGTGACGTTGGAACAAGTGACGAATTGCGTACACTCGTTTGGACTTTGTCATTCACTGTAAAAGCATATTTGTATGGACCAATCAATGCGAATACAAAAATTATTCGCAAGGTTACAGCAAACACATACGATTCATCTTATATTGAAACAGGCGAAAGAAAGATTACTTTAACATCAGGTTCTGGTGATTATAAGATCGGCGAACTTGTATACGAAGGCAAAACACCATACACCGCAAATGCAAGTGGATTTGTAAAACAATGGAACAACGTCGCTAATCAAGTTATCGTTACTGATGTTTCTGGCGTTTTATTAACTGGTAAAAAACTCACAGGTGCAGTTACAAACACTGCTTATACAATATCTACATTTGATATTAACGACAATCAACTTGTAAATTTAACAGTAACACCTGATCCATCTACAGCAAATGCTAATGATGATTTCGGATTTACGGAAACAGTTGAGTATTATCCTAATATTACATAGTGATTTATGAGCGAAGTAGATAAAAATCTTGCTGAGATACTAAACACTGATTATGTTCCTGTTGTGAAAGAGGAGAATAAAAGTGTTACTATTTATG